GGCGGGCCGAGGCGCCGACGACGACGACTACGTGCTGGCCGATTGGTCGAAGCGGGTCGCCGGTCGAAGCGGAGCGATCCTGGCGTGGGAGTTGTTCCGGCACGTCAATGCGGATCTGCTGGTGTACGAGGACAACTTCGGCAAGAAGTGGCTGGCGCAGGTGCTCACCGACGCCTATCGCGAGTTGCAGGCCGATGATGTCTTCCCACCTGGTGGCGCGGTACCGATGCGAGGGGTGACGGCCCTGCATGGTAAGCGGTTGCGGGCCGAGCCGTATGCGATGCGTTACGAGCAGGGCCGTGTCCATCACGTCGGGGCCTTCCCGGACCTGGAAGATCAGATGGCCACCTGGGAACCGGATGAGCAGGTCGACTCCCCGGACCGGGTGGATGCCCTGGTGCACGCCGGCATGTGGTTGCGGGGCCGGGAGCGTCGGCGGGCCGGGCTGGCGGTGCCATCAGGTCGGTTGGTGCCGGCTGGTCCAGGTATTGTGCTGCCCGGCGTTGTAGCGGTTCCTACCGGCGAGTACGGTCAGTAGCGGTTTGCCCCGCCCATGGTGTAGAATGTATGGGACAGCCATACAACCCTGGGAGGGTATCCGGTGTCCCTGGAGGAAGACCTCAAGATCATCAGTGGCGCCATCGCACAGATCGACGAGGCGATCCGCGCCAGTGAATCGGCCCGCGCGCAGATCAGTGTCGGACTGGACTACGCCGAGATCGCCAGACACAAGGCCAACGCCGCCGCGATCAGCCTCGACGCCGCGATCGGCGGCGTTGGTGGCCGGATCGCCCGTGCGACCGTCCGCATGTGGCAGGCGTGGGACCGCTACCGCGAGGCTGTCCAGGCGCTGATCAAGCTCCGGGACACGCTACGTAACGCCGAAAATGCGGTCGTGGATGCCCGTCGGGAAATCGAAGCCTCCACCGGCCGTCTGTTCGATACCGGCGGTGGCACCAGTAAGTAACCACACATAGGGAGGAGAGACGGATGTCTCTTGAGGAAGATCGGGCCGCGATTGCTGCTGCCCTCAACCACCTGGATGAGGTGCGCGGGGTTGCCGCGAGCCTGCTCGATCAGGTTGTCCAGGCTGTGGGCGCGATCCACGCCGCGATGGCCAACGTGATCGAGAACGACGTGATCGGGCCCGCCGACAGTGTGGCCCACGGTGGCCAGGAGGTGGCCGGACAGTTCGAACGTGCCATCGGTGACGTCGGTGGCGAGGCCGGGGAGATCGTGCCGCTGGTGAAAACGGCTGTCGACCATACCGGCCACGCCGTAGGTGCCGCGACCGCGCACCTGGACGCGCTCAAGCACGAGGCGAACGTCGCCGGCAACGCCATCAACGAAGAGGTCAACAAGGCCGTGGTTGCGTTCAACGCCGCCCACGAGAAGGCCGAGAACGTTCTGCACAGTCTCAACGCGTAGGCCATGGCACTCGGCGAAACGCTGATGGCCCTCCAGAAGGCGAAGGAGGACATCCGTAGGGCCCGCGCGAGGATCCTGCACGAGCAGATCCGGATGGCCTTCGCGATGGAGCAGGTGATCGCGGCCGTTGAGGTGGTCCAGGAAGCCGAAACGGCCGCGATCACTGCGGTTGGTTCGTCGGGTGAGTGGTACGACCGGATTCCCGCCCTGGTCGGTGACGCCAAAGTCGATCTTTTCGGCGGCGTCGACACGGTCGGGATGACCATCACCCACCTGAAAGACGGCCTGGACAAGTTGGACCTGGCCGAAGTGGACATTGACCGGTTGATCCGGCAAATCGTGTCCCGCATGAACTAGGGAGGTCTACACCAATCGGGAGGAAAAGATGGCGTTAGAGGAGACGGCGGCGCACTTCGATGCCGCTGCCGACTTCGTACGAGAGTCGAAGATCCTACTGGCCGCCGATGTTGTGCAGCGGCACGAACAGGCGGTCCGGCTGATTCGCCGGGCCATCGGTCCGGCCGTTGACCCCGCCAGCATGGCTGGCGAAATCGACCATGCAGCCACTGTGATCAAAGACAACCTGGAAAAGCTGATTGGCCAGTTCGAACGACTCGAATGGGCCTTGGAGCAGTACGCCCGTCGGCTGAGGGGGGGCTGATGAGTCTCGAAACCAGCGGCGCCTTGGTGAACGCTGCCTCCGATCACCTGGTTGAGGCGAACAAGGCGATCCGACACGCCATGCGTGAAGTGGCAACCGCCCGCAACATTCTGGCGGCGGTCGCCGACGTACCTGGATCGCGTGTCCAGCAAGACATCAACACGATGGTCCAGATCGGCGAGGAGCACCTGGAGAAGGCCCGCGACTTCCTGTTGCCCGCGCAGACCCGGACCCATAACTTCGCGTGGCGGATCCTGCGCGGCGCGTACGGAACCGATTAGTTCGTAGCGGGTCGCCCCGGTGGCCCGCTACGACTCGATCCCTTTCTCGGCGGGCCACTCCCCGGTGGCCCGCTTGTGCAGGTTGGCGCACAGGCCCTTCACGTCGATGGCCCCCCCGACCTTCGGGCGCAGCAGCCGTACGCAGCGGTTGAACGCCCCATCGGTACCCCAGCCGATCTTGGCGGCGCCCTCGCCCCGGGTCCAGTAGGTCCCGAGCTGGGACGGGATCCGTCCCTCGCCCGCAAACTCGTCGTCCGCCATGTGCTGAGGATAGAGCCGCACCGTTCAACTAGCGGGGCTTGCGACGCTTCTTTCGCCGGCCGACATGGAACCAGCCACAGTAGTCACAGCGGTACACATCCAGGGGGCGTTTCGAGATCTTGTGCTTCCGCTTGTTGAACATGATCGAGAGCTTGTGCTGGCGCGCCTCTGCGCGCGTACGGTGCGGGATCTTCCCGCTACAGGCGGCATCTTCCTGGGGGATCATCCCACCAACCCCTCTTGACAGGTACGTCAAACACGTGTATGGTGTAGGAATACAGCCAGTCTATCCAAAGGAGACAACGATGCGATATGCCATCTACGAAATCGCCGCCCACGGACGCGGCGACCCGGTCAGCGTCCACGAGGACATCGAGGCCGCCCACCACGCCTACACCAACCTGCGACGTGACGGCTTCGACGTCGAGATCCTGCCCTACGGCGCCCATGCTGGAGAGATCAACCCCGACAACGTCGAGATCACCTTCCCGGAGGCGTGACATGGACATTCCGCTCAAGCTCAAGTACCGGCGTGCCGTGAAGGGCCGCTACAGCAACGGCGCCACCGGCGACAGCCACAAGAAGCGGCCCGGCTACGCCAAGCACAAGTACGGCACCGGTACCAACCACACCCCGATGGTGATGGTGGTCCTGCCCAACGGGAAGCGGCGGATGATGCGGGCAGAGCAGTGAGCCTGCCCGCATCGCAGCTTGGCTGGGTCGCGGGCGTGCTGGATCTTCGCGGCAAGATCCTGCGCAAGCAGAACCAGCAGCGGGCCACCCCCCAGATCGTGATCGTGGTGGAGTCCAGCAGCGTGCCCGTCATCCGCGCGCTGAGTCGGCTGACCGGCACTGCCCCGGACTTCCGTAACCAGGAAGAGTTGCCCCACGAGTGGGCCCGGCGTGGCTGCGAGGAACACTGCCCGGACAAGCACATACACGTCAGCCCGAACCTGCCGCTGACGGCGAAGTGGACGGTGACCGGGGCCGCTGCCGCCGTGGTCCTGTTCAACGTGCTGCCGTTCCTGATGTCCGATAAGGGCTGGGATGAGACGTTCCAAGAGTGCCTGGACAACGTGAAGCTGACCGGGCAGGGTTCCGGCGCGGTGCGCAAGACGCTGCGCCGGCTGGAAGATCTGGGCTGGGACCTACCCCCCGAGTGCGAGGTGCTGGTTGCCGACGAGATGGTTGCCAGCTAGCGTCGATACCAGCGATACACGATGCGGAGTGGCGCAGTGCGGTAGCGCGCCGGGCTCATAACCCGGAGGTCTCCAGTTCAAATCTGGACTCCGCTACGGCTCGCGCGGCATGGCGCGGCTGGAACGGCCGGCTCCCAGCGGAGCGGCTACCTCAGGTAATAGAGTTCAGGAAGGTCTTGTCCGGACTGGACCACATGCATGTCACAGCCGGACCATCGGTGAGGAGGGATCACCGATGGTCCGGCTTTTTGTCGCCCTCATCGGCTAACCTGCACCTTTGATCTACGCTCTGTGCGTGGGTAGCGCGCTTGTCCTTGCCGTCTACGCGCTGGCGGTTGCCCGGATCACCCGTCTGGTCACCGACGACAAGATCTTCGACAAGCCGCGAAACAAGATCCTCGCCGCCGCACCGGACGACTCGAAGACCGCCTACTTCGTCACCTGTGCCTGGTGTGTCAGCATCTGGGTGGCCGCCGCTGTCGCGCCCATCGCCTACCTTTGGGGCACCCACCCCTGGTCTTTCATCCCCGCCCTCGCCCTGGCGTTCTCCTACCTGGCGGGCCTGCTGAACCGGCTGGAGGGCTAGTGGCCAGCCTGATCCGACGACGTCAACCGCCCCCACCACCCCGGGCCATCGTCGCTGCTGCCGCCCAGATGAAACTGGACGGCAGCAGCTGGAAAGGCTGGAAGTTCGGCGACCAGGACTGGCAGAAGGAAGCCTGGCGACACTACGACCTGTGCGGGGAGCTGCGCTACGTCGCCAACTGGATCGGCAACTCAGTGTCCCGTTGCCGGCTGTACGTGGCCGAGGTGGACGACGTGGGTCGTCCCGGCGAAGAAGCTGAGTCGGACGAGATACAGGCCATCGCTGAGACGATGTTCGGCGGGCCCGGCGGGCGGGCCGAGGCGCAGCGCGCTCTCGGCATCCACCTGACCGTGCCCGGCGAGGCGTACATCTGCGCCGAGTCGGTGGCCGCCGCCGACAAAGACATCTGGTATGTGGTGTCGACCAGTGAGATCCGCCGTCAGACCGACAAGATCATTGTCGAGCGCTCCCACGTACACGGGGGCGGCAGGTACGAGCTGACCAGCGAGGATCTGCTGCTGCGGGTATGGACGCCGCACCCGCGCCGACATGACTTCGCCGACTCCCCGGTGCGCGCCGTGCTACCCATCCTGCGCGAGATCGAACAGTTGACCAAGCATGTGGCCGCCCAGATCGACTCCCGACTGGCCGGCGCCGGCCTCCTCCTCCTCCCCCAGGAGATCGACTTCCCGAAGGCCGACGGCGACCCGGAAGGCGTCGAAGGCTTCATGAAGGTGCTGGCCCGCAATATGGCCGCCGCTTTGACCAGTCGCGAAGACGCCTCGTCGATGGTCCCGGTGATGGCCACCGTCCCCGGCGAGTTCGTCGACAAGATCAAATGGCTGACCTTCGAAACCGCCCTCACCGACGTAGCCAAAGACCTTCGCCAGGAGTCCATTCGCCGACTCGCCCTGGCCATGGACGTCCCCCCGGAGATCCTGCTCGGACAGGGTTCGGCCAACCACTGGTCCGCGTGGCAGATCGAAGAATCCGCCATCAAGGTCCACATCGTGCCGGTCCTCAACCGCATCGCCGAAGCCCTCACCGCCGGCTACCTCGCCCCGGCCCTGAAAGTCCTCGGCGAAGACCCCGAGAAGTTCTGCTTCTGGTACGACACGTCGCCACTGACCCAGCGGCCCGACCGGCAGGCCGAAGCCAAAGAGCTGCATGCCGCCGGACTGCTCTCCGACCAGACCCTGCGGGAGACCGGTAACTGGTCCGAGGACGACGCGCCCGATCAGGACGAAGACCAGCGTCGGTTCGCTCGGGAGCTGATCCGGCTCAACCCGATGCTGCTGGCCGACCCGACGCTGAAAGAGCTGGCCGGGATGCCAGCCGAGGTTCTGGAGCAGGCCGATCCGGCAGCCGCCGCCGGTGGCACCCCCGTTGAGGAACCCCCGCTGGAGGAGCCGCTTGCGGGCGAAGGGGACCGGGCCCTACCGGAGGCGCCCACCAACGGGGCCAGTCCCGCCCAGCAGGGCCTGGCGGCAGCCGGGCTCCTTGACCCGAGTGCCTACAGGTTGGCGTCAGTACTGCACGACATGGCGTTGGAGGTGGGCAGTGACCTGGTTGTGCGTCGGGCCATGGAGTTGGCCGGCAAGCGGCTGCTGACCCGGGCCGCCCGAGTGGAGGGCCGCTGCCAGGACATCCCCGCGCACCTTCTGCATACCCAGTTGAAAGTCCTCAACCACACCCACGCCACCTCCCTACTGGTGGGCGCTTTCGACCCGGTGTCCGACCTGGCCGACCGGGTTGGAGTCAACACGGACCAGTTGACCAGTCTTCTGGACATCTACTGCCGGGAGCTGCTACTCCGTGGTGCCCCACACGATCCGGCTGCGCTACGGATGTGGCTGAGGGCGGGGCTGAACATCCATGCCTGACCTCGCCCCCGATTTCTGGCTCCCGGAACGCCTCGCCAAGCTCAGCGTGTTCATCGAGGCGGAACGCGACACCTACCGCAAGTACCTGGCCATCGTGAAGGAGTGGCTGGACGCCATCCGTAACCCGGTGCTCGGGCCGGGTGGAGTGCCCGGGGTTGATGCGATGGGGGTGTTCGCCGGTGACCTGGTGTGGCAGCACAACGTCGATGCGTTCGTGCAGTCTGCGGTACTGCCGGTGTTGGGCCGGGCCTACGCGGAGCAGTTCGAAGGCGACTTCGAGTTCACCCACCGACCGTTTGTGATCAACCACCTCGCGGCGGTAACCAACCGCCTGGTTGGCGTACCCAACCAGGTCTTCGAGGACATCCAGGTGGTGGTCGGGGCCGGCACCATGGCCGGCAACTCCATCCCCGAGATCGCGGTGGACATCAAGCAGAAGCTGCTGGACTCCGGCTCGCAGCTCTGGAAGTCGCGGGCTACGACAGTGGCCCGTACGGAGACCCTGTCCGCCTACAACGGCGGCACCAACGACGCCTTTCATGCGGTTGAGGAAACCCTGGACGTGCCGATGGAGAAGGTCTGGCTGGCCACCGAGGACAGCCGGACCCGGCACACCCACAACGTCGCCGATGGCCAACGAGTGCCACTTGCCTCGGCGTTCACGGTGGGTGGCGCCACCCTGGAGTTCCCCGGCGACCCGACCGGCCCGCCGCAGGAAGTGATCAACTGCCGGTGCACGATGTTGTTGGTCGAGCCCGGCGAAGCCGTCGACCTGTCCGACCGCCAACTATTGGCCAGCGGACAACCGGGGCGCGCAGGCGCCCTGGTTGCCTCGGTGCATCTGCCGTTGGGCAAGGCGCTGCTGGCGGCGGGACTGCCGACCGACATGGCCACCGTGTTCGCGGACGGCTTCGACCACTCCGACTGCCTGCTCCAGTTCTGCCGGTTCCCGAAGGTGCATCCCGGGCCTTGCAAGGGCTGGAAGCACACCCTCAAGCAGATTGCCCCCGGCGTCTACAACGCGCTGGAGGCGGCCCGGATCCAGAAGTTGGAGGCCAAGCGCAAGGCGAAGATCGCCGAGCTGAAGGCGCAGGGCAAGCCGGTACCGAAGCATCTGCTGAAGCCGATCACGACGATCGAGCCGAAGCCGCCGCCGGCCCTGCCGGGCCAGGTCGGAGTGCCGCCGATGGTGGGCACTGAGGCGCCGCTCTCACCGGAGACGGAAGCCAAGCTGGCCGCTGTTTCCAAGAAGGTGAAGCACGAGTTCGACCCGGCGACGGTGGCCGCGAAGAAAGCCGCCAAGGAAAAGGCGGTCAAGCTCGCCGAGGCCGCTGCGACGCTGAAGGCCGCGCAGGCGAAGAAGGCCGCCGATGAGCAGGCCAAGGCAGCCGCAAAAGCCGAGGCGGACAAGGCGGCTGCGGCGAAGGCGGCACAAGCCCAGCAGAAGCAGGTCGGTGTTCCGCCAACGATGGACGGCGACAAGCCGGCCACCCCGGAAGGCTTCATTCCCACCATCGAGCAGGATGCCGCCACCAAGGCCGCTGAGCAGGGTGCCAACCTGCCCGACGGGGAACGGCTCAACGCCTACACCCTGCTGGACGCCGACGACTACGCCGAGCTGCCGGGGCACGTGCAGGCCAAGATCCTGGCCGATCTGGCGGCCATGGCGCAGGGCAAGAACGACGGTAGTTTGGCCCCGTTCGATAAGGCGTTGGCGGCCAACCGGTATAAGGCGTTCGCCGGCCAGGACCCGCCTGCCGCACCGAGCGTGCCGACCGCCGCCCCGCCCGCGCCCGGGGTTAAGCCGGGCCCGCCGCCGGTAGATCCGGCCAAGGCCCTCGCCAAGGCCGAATCGATCCTGGCGTTGCCGTCGGTGTCGGGCCGGCTCAAGCACTACGACAAGCTGTCGAAGGAAGAGTTCGACGCTCTACCCGAGGAAACCCAGGGCAAGATCGCTGCCGACCTGATCGCCATACACGGGTCGAAGAACCTGATCGTGTCGGGTCTGGCCAAGAACCATTACCAGGCGTACACGGGCAATAGCGTTCCGTCGGATACCGCACCGGACAACCCACCCGACCCGGACCAGCCACACGCCACCACCGTGCCGTCCACGCCCGAGCCGCTGGTGGAATCCGCGACAGCGGCGAAGGCCGCCACCATTGCGCAGAACCCGAAGAACACCCACTGGAAGGACCGACTGACCGCCTACGCCGCGCTGACCCAGGCCGACGTCGACTCGCTCTCCGACGCCGACCTGAACAACATCGCCGCAGACCTGTCCGCGCTGCACGCGTGGATGACGAAGAAGAAGCTGGCCCTGGGCGCGAAGAACGTCCAAGGCATCATCGACGACCTGGCGAAGAAGATCGGCCACAAGGACCAGCCTGATCCTGCTCTGGCCGAGCCCGACTGGGTGGATGCGCTGCTGGCTCCCGACGTGCCGGTGGCGCATCCGAAGCCGCGCGGAACCAAGCCGAAGGGCCTGAAGTCGACGGGTAAGAAACTCGGCACGCACGGTGCCACCGTGCATACCGACGAGAACGGCAAGAAGTGGCTGGTCAAGAAGCAGGCCCCGTTCCTGGCGGAGACGGACGCCGTTACCGCTGATCTGGCGAAGGCTGCCGGAGTGCCCGCGCCGAAGATCCACAAGATGCAGGTGGACGGCCAGGACGCCTCGGTGCAGGAGATGATCCCCGGCCAGGACACCTTCCC